GCAACAAGAATTAATGTACAGTTAAGAAAACTAATAGGTCCAAATGGAGAAGATCTAGGAACAGATCCTCTAGAAATTAGAGCAAGAATTTCACAACAAGCATCTTCTCTCTCTGAAGAATTAGTGAGAAAAGTTAATTCAGATGATAGATCAGAAGTTGGTAGCAACAGCATGTTGTCTAAAATTGCAACATTTGGAATGATTGGTGCAGCATCTGGTTCCGATAAAACAGCAGCACTTGCAGTTGCTTCTTCATCAGCAGTTGAAACAGCACAAGCACAGGCTGATGCAATGTCGATATACTACGATGAGCAACTTAAAGTATTAAGAGCACAAAGAGAAACAACTACAGATAAAGCAAAGCAGTTAGAACTAGACACAAAAATTAAAGACATGTTGGCAGAACAAGAAACAGGAATGGCAAGGATGAACAATGCTGTTGTTGCACAAATAGATCGTCAAACTAGTTATGCAAGAGACCTTATCCAGAGCACAACTAATACGAAGTCTCCATTTGTTACTGGATTTTTGAATGATGACATGAGAAGGGAAGATGCCTTCTTTGATGCACAGAAGAGTGATGTAAAAGCAAAATTTAAAGGCACAGCACAGGAGGCATCAGCACAAAGAGTTTTAGATATTGGTAGCAAGATGAATGCACGTAAGGAAGGGTTTGCAAGTAGAGATGAAGGACAGGTCTTTGAATCAAAGATGAACCTCATGATGCAGTCTGGACAACTGAGCCCAGATCAAATTGAAGGAATGGCAAAAATATTTAGTGGTGATTTAAAAAAGATGGACACAGTATTAACAGTTGGAATGAGACTTCACGGTGGAGCAAAAATGGGAGAACTTGCTTCTATGCTAACGGGTGTTAATAAAAAAACTGCTAAAACTATTATGCTTAGAATGTCAAGAAAAAATCCAAAAGAGTTTGAGGAGGTTGGAAACGCACTGGCACTACTACAGGCATCTGATGGCCTAGAAGTAGATATGCAAGCAGCAATTGAACTTCTTGGTGAAAAAGGTTTAGCCAAACTAGGTAAAGATCTTGCAGCAATTGAAGCAATACCCGACCCAATAACAAAAACAGCAATCACGGCTTTTGTAGAAGAAAATCCTGATATGAACTTGCAAGGCGTAATCGATAATTGGGAGTATTATGAATCTCTTGAGCCAGAAGTAAGAAAAGAAGCAATTCAGACTTATAAAACTTTATTTGAAACAGCAACTAATTTTAAAACAATAGCAGAAAGAGATGCATGGGCAAAAGTTCAAGCAGAAAATGCAGCACTTTTAGCAGGAGACGTAGGCACAAAAGAATATAACGAGAAATACACAACAACCTTTGAGGCTTTAACAATGATAAACGGAAAGCCTGCAACTCTAGAACAGATGAACATTGTGGGCGATACTTTTGCACAAGAAGGAACAGAAGCAAAATACAGAACCAAGTCTAAAGTAACATCTAACGATGGTGGAAAATTTAAAGATGGTGGCAAAGGAGATAAGAAGAAACCTCTAGCCTTCCTTGATGATCTTGCAATGAGAATTAAAAATGTTCGTGATGGAGCATTTGATGCAACAAAGCCATTAGCGTCCATGCTTGCTGCGTTTAGTAATCCAAAATTAAAGAAAGACATGGACAGTGCATTCAAGGTTTTTGACGGCTTGCAACAAAGAATGATCAAGATGGGTGTTCCAAAAGAGTTTAGAGATATGATTAAAGGAATGTCTGCTGAAGATTTTAAGGACATTGCAAACCTAAAGGGTAAGGAAGCCATCTTTAACTTTAAAAAAGGTAAGCCAAAAACAAAGGCAAATATTGAAAGTCTTACAGACACTGGTAAGAAGACAATGAAATTCTACAACGAGGCTATCGTTGGAGAAGGTAACGTTGCAAATAGAGAAGCCGTAGAGCAAGTTGCAAATCAAGAAAAAGCATTTAGAATATTAGTTTCAGAAGGAGCAAGTGCAACAGAAGCACTAGAGCATGTTCAAGACGCAGCACTAGCAGCATCTATTGCTGCAGGAGCACTTGGTAAAAAGGGAAGTGCAGAAAGAAAACAATACATTGCAGATCTTAAAAAGGCTACAGATGAAACAGAAAGATTTGCTCTTCGTCAAAAAATGATTCAGGCTAATGAGGAGTTTAAACTTCTTGAGCAAATGCCAAAACTTGGAACAGCAATGAAGATGGCAGGTTTTTCTGCAGATCAAATGCAAGAGGTGCTAAATGATCCCGCACTCGCAAAGTCTTTAATTGAAGACCTCAAAGATGGAAAGGTTGACTCTAAAGAAATAGCAGACTACCTAAACTCTATTGAGGCTAGAAAGATAATTGATATTCAGGTAAACTATAACTCTGGAAACTATTCTGAGTCTTCTAGACCTGGCATGGAAATTGTAAATGAAATGTTTGCTGTTCAAGAGCAGATGCTAAGAACTGGAGCAGATCCAAGAACAACTGCAATGGTTGACGCAATGGATGCTAACAACAAGGCAATTAGAGAAGCAGAAATGAGTGCTAAGGGCTATAGAGATCAGATTGAATTGATCAATCGTAGCATTGCTGATGCTGAACGAGAAATTGAACTAAACTATACAAGACCTATAGAAGACATGCAGGAGCAGATTAGCGACAAGCAAAGAACCTTAGAGATGGATCCTGAGTTTGGTGATCGTGCTATGGAGGAAATTAACAAGGCAAATGCTATTATGTCTAATGACTCCACAATCATGGCTAATCAAGCAGAGAAGATTAACGAAGAGTATGACAAGCAAGCAGAGGCTCTTGAAAAGGTTGCACAGATAAATGAAGAAATTACAAATCAGCAAAAGAGCCAACTTGATATTGCAGGTGCTTTAACTAGCGGAGATATTGCAGCAGCAGCCAGAGCAGCACAAGATGCCCGTGCACAGTCGGCACAAAGATTTGGAACTGCAACCGCAGATGCTTTGCAACAGTCTAGAGAAAATGAGATCAAGGGTCTTCGTGGAGCACAGACTGGCTTGTCTCAAGAAGAAATTGATGATGCACAATTTGCAAATGCTCAAGCACTTTATGAAATGGAAACTGATCCAAGACGAACTCAGATTCTTGAAGATATTAGAGGCCTAGAAGATTTAATTTATGCAAAGCAAGAGGAGCAAGAACTTAAAGCCCGTGCAATTAGAGACCAGCAAGATCTAATCTATAAAATAGAAAAAGAAAAACTGCAACCACTAGAAGACCAAATTAAAAGACTTACAGATCAAAACGAACTATTCCAGATGAGAATAGATAAAGAGGTTGAGAACATAACAGTTTTGGATAAGACAAAGTTACAGTGGGACAGAATCCAAGCCCAGATTGATGCTAATGCTCTTGCAGGTAAGAACCTTGATGGTGTGCTTGGAGGATTGCTTGCTTCAGTAGGTGCGATTGCAGACAAGTGGCAAACTATTCTTGACAAATTAAAGGAGTATAACTCAACACCAGTTGCTGTTAAAAATGCACAGACAACCGTAGTAAATAACGCAGCAACAGCAGCAGCAGCAGTCACAGCAGAAAAGACAGCAGCAAATGCAGTAACTGGGGCAACAACAGATTCAGCAGCAACTGCAGCATCAAAGGCTGCAGCAGCAACTTATGCAGCAGCAAAGGCTGCTGGAGACTCAGCAGGAGCAGCCCTGGCTGCAGCAAAGGTAATCCCAAGTGTTCTAGCATCAGGAGAAAGCGGTGCAATCGGTGCAGCATCTATAGCATCACAACTAAAAGCAGCAGAGAAGGCTTTGGCAGCATCCAATGCAATAGCAGCACAAGCAAATGCATTAGCATCTTTTAGAGCGAAAGAAGCAGCAGAGAATGCAGCAGCAAATGCAGCAAGGAGTGGTGGGTCAGGATTCTTTGATAGATTTAAGGCAAAGGGTGGATTAATTGATCCAGTAAAATTTGCTAAGGGTGGATTTGCAAAGGGTACTGATACAGTTCCAGCAATGCTAACTCCAGGAGAATTTATCATGAGTAAGTATGCTGTAGATCAGTATGGGGTAGACACAATGAGAAAAATTAATAATGGTGATTCTGTTGGTGGGGCAGTGTATAATAATACATATACGTTAACAGTAAATGCCAAGACCGATGCAAACCCTAATGAGATTGCACAGGCAGTTATGTCGACAATTAGAAATGTTGAAGGCAGAAGAGTTAGAGGAGTATCATTAAATGACTAATCCAGCACCAGACCGTAGAGTTGCCTACATGTTGGGCCGTAAGAAATATCACAGACCCAGTGGTATGCTTTGGTCTGAAAATTCGGGTACACTTCAAGATGGTCTTTATGTCCCTAATGGGTATGAAGTAGGAGCAGATACAGAGGAACTAGATCAATCTTTGGCAGATCAGTTCTTGTTGATTACTGATGATAACAGAATGCCTTTGCAATTTAAAAATGAAAGAATAGAAAAAAGAGAAAGAATGATTAATGGCCGTATGAGATCCTATCATATTGCTGACAAACTAACTTTAAGTACCAGTTGGTCACTAATCCCATCTAGGTCTCATAACGATATTCCAACATTTGATACAGAAACTGGACTCTCTACAAATAAGTCATACACGACAGATGGAGGAGCAGGTGGTGCTGATATGCTTGAGTGGTATGACTCACACAAAGGATCTTTCTGGGTGTTTCTTGCTTATGATAGAAAAGGCATCTTTAAAGGAACTGCAGAACCATATAGACATCTTCAGCAATACAATCAATTGATTGAAATGTTTATTAGCGACTTTTCTTACTCTGTTGAAAAACGAGCAAACAAGTTTGATTACTGGAATGTCTCAGTCACTTTGGAAGAAGTATAATGTTTGAAGACAAAGATTTAAAAGCATTTTTAGAAAGTGCTGATACTGTTAGGAATAAGTCGGCAGTCATTGCAGAACTAAATATGAACAGAACAAACAATATTAGACATATTGGAAACTATAGATATAGGCCTACACAGCCAGCGTCTATATATTCTTCTTTGCCAACAAGTTTTGATATTAATGATGCTGGAAATTTTTATACAGGAGCAACTGATGCAGATATTTTAATTGATGGCACTTTTGAAAATGATAATACTCCAACTACATTTTTAACTAAAAAAGAAAAAACACAGACCCTGTACTCTCTAGAGAGTTGTTTTGAAAGATTTAGGCCAAGGTCTGGAATCAACAAGGCAGTATATTTTGAAAATGGCAAACTGCACTACCCTAACATGTTTATGGCAGACAGACCTAGATATTATATGCCAGAGAAAAAAGACAAGTTTAAATACTGGACCTCATACAGAACTGAGTCTGGTCAAGAGTATGGAATTTCTTCAAAGGTAAGTGGTTCTCAAAACTCTATTGAAGATGCTTGCCCTTTCGTAGTATACAAAGATCAGGTGCCAACAAATAGAGTTGTAGTTAAAATGCAAACCCATACTGGAACCGAAGACCTAGGACCGTTTTCATCTTCAACAGGATCTTTTACTGATCCATTTTATGGAGAAGTAAATCAAAAGGTTCCAAGTAGATGGAAGATTCAATTTTTAAAAGACAACAACTGGCAAGACATTATTTCTTTTGACCCATCAAAAAGAAGAAGAGATGGTTCTGCAATTATTAAAAGCGATGGGTATGTTGAAATTGCTTACGGATTTATTGTCCCAGAGGAATGGAGAAATGTATTTGTTTTTGCTGAGGTTTATTCAAGCGAAACCCTTCTTCCTGAGCAGTCTGTAATTGGATATGCTTATCTTATTAAAGCAAATGAAAACGATATAGGTGCCTACCATATCTGGAACGGATCAGCCTATGAGGTTGTAACTCCAAAATATGGCTGGTATGTTCAAGATGAGACTGTTGACAGATTAACCAACTTCCTTACAGATGCAACATCTCCAGCAAAGTTTGTAAACCCATTAAACAATAGAGTTCAGTATAGAGAGTTTGAATTTATTTCTGGAATTAGAATTGTTGTAGATTCTATGACATCAAAAGACTCAACATTTGATCTGATTGAAATATCTCCAAGGCTTACTATGAATCTTTCTGATAAGGTTATCAGTTATTCAATTAACAAGAGTGCCTCTGACCTAGGTCTAAGTGGTTTGCCTGTTGGTCAATTGGTTGCGTCAAATGGAAGTGTTAGTATCTTTGATCATGATCAAGCCTTTAATGATAACAATCCTTTTTCTTTTGATACTGGCCAAGGTAGCATCATATCAAAATATGTGGACAGCCATGTACAGTTTAAGTTTTATGAAATTATTATAAATGTTAATGGATGGGACTACTGGGTTCCAATGAAGACATTGTACTCAGACTCATTTCCAAAAACAGACCTAGAGAATAAAAAAATCTCAATAACATTAAGAGACATGTACTGGTATTTAGAATCACTTACAGCCCCAGAAATATTAATGACAGAGGTTTCTGTTAGTTCTGCAGTGTCTCTACTGTTAGACAGCATTGGTTTTTCTAACTATACCTTTAAAAGAATTCTAAATGAAAAAGAAATGATTATGCCATTCTTTTTTGTTGCTCCAGACAAGAGTGTTGCTCAAGTCCTACAAGATTTGGCAGTGTCAACACAGACAGCAATGTTCTTTGACGAATACAACAATTTTGTTATGATGAGCAAAGACTATATTATGCCAACTAAAGAACAAAGACCAACTACCTTTGCCCTTAAAGGGACTAACGATCTATATGAAGAAAATGAAATAAAAAACAAAACAGTCGACAACTCTAAACTGGCAAACGTTATATCAGTGTCAAATGAATCAAACGCTATCTATAACGGAGGCTCGATAAACTATACCGTCAGACACATTCAAAGATCCATTGGAACTTTAAGGCAGGCAGGCCTATTAGAAGATGAAAGAATGTATGCTTACAAGCCAGCCTTACTTTGGGAAGTGTCTGGTACTGAAAATACAAAGTCAATCAATAACGAAGTTGGCACAATGTCCTCATACGTTCTTGCTGCCATCCCTTTAAACTCTAACCTATCAGATAAAGTCCCAGAAGTAAAAAACGGTATCGTAATCAATAACACCTTCAGCCTAGGAGAAGCAGTATACTGGATAACAAGATACAACGGATACTTCTACTCTAGTGGAGAGGTTATAAAATATGATGCCGTTCAATATAATGTTAGTGGGTTTGGTAATGTCTGGATATCATCGGTTGAAGAATATCAGAACTACTTTTCTAAGTTGCCATTCAATGGGAAGATCTACCCTACTGGCCTTGTAAGAATTTATTCTGTGCCAAACTATGAGCAGATGCCTGGTGTCTTAAAGTTAAAGAATGGTCCAGTAGCAAAGCATGGTCGTGGTCAATTTGGAACAACAGTTGTAGAGCATTCTGCTGGTATCTCTGATTATTGGAAATCTGATGACAACGTAAAGGGCTGCTCTATGGCTTCAGAATATTTATTTGAAACAAAGACTGATTCTCCAGCAACAACTATAGATGCTGCAGGAAAAACATTAAGCAGTGGCGTTGCATCAGATGCTTTAGCAAGAACCTCAACAAGAACAGGACTTATTAAAAATTTCTTGTCAACTGCTCTAACAGGAGAAATAACTACAAAGACTCAGCAAGTTCCTGGGTCTGTGCAGTCATCAGCATTTTCTTTAACTGGACCAAACTTTACAACAAAAGATAAACCAAGAGACTTTATCTCTTATGTGCATAAGCCTTTAACAGACAAGAAATATAAGCACTTTGGTACAAGAGTTAGACTAATTGGTAAAATAGAAAACGATCAAAGTCGAGGACAAACTGCTAACGGAGCAGCAGCATATTATGTTGTAACTGGTTCTACCCCAGATAAAAATGTTACAATCTCTGGAGGTTCTGCTGGAATAGCAGTAATGCTAAATCCAACCACTAATGTGGGGTATTATTTTGAAATTGCAGCACTTGGTTTGAACAAGTTGTCAGAAAGAGAAAAACAAGATGTTCAGAATGTGTTGTTCTATAAAGTTAAGTCTAGTGGAGGAAAGGCAATTCCAGTACCACTATATAAAGGTTTGGCTAAGATTATTGTAGATGATGGTAGGTTCACTGGTCAATCAAGAATGTTTGCTGAGGAAAATCCAACGGTATATGATTTGGCAGTAGAATACGAAAACATAGGAAAGATAAGAAGATTCTATCTATATATAAACGGAACCATGGTAAAGACAGTGGATGACACAGATCCATTGCCAGAGTACTCCAATATTGCACTCTTCACTAGAGGATCATCAAGAGCAATGTTTGAGAATGTTTATGCCTTGTGCAACAACTACTCTCAGAACACATCCTTTTCTTTAGGAACTGTGGTCAATTCTATTTTTGCAGATGCTGATATTGATGCAAGTAATTCTTTTAGAAAGTATGCTCTTAGTGGCCTTATTCAGAACACATACCTTACTGGCATTGGATCTTCCGAACCACCGAAGTATAATATTTATTTTGAAGAGTTTGGAAGCATAATGAGAGAAGTGGCAGAGTTTAGTTTTAGATATGATAAAGCATTCCCAGCCCTGACTGCAAAAGTTTCTCCAACATTTAATAGCATAAAAGGGTTTGTTATCTCTGGCTTTAGGGCAGGTTCATACGGGGCAGAGTTCCTAGTATTTAATGCAACAGATACTGCTCTTAACTTAGATGAGACTAGTGGAAACTATCTAAGAATACAAGGAATTACTTTTACTCAGCAGTCAAACAATACCTTGACGGTTGATCAATACTTTAGCAAGAACAGTCTTATGTCGGACCCAAAGTTTGTGGCAGATAAACTAATTTCAAATCCTTTTAAGTTTAAACTAGACTATGAAGATATAAAATTTAGCAGGATGCAGCATGGTAAAAAAGATTTCTCTTTAGATGCTGCATATATTCAATCACAAGACGAGGCATCAGAACTGATGAAATGGATTGTTACAAAAATCTCAAAACCAAGAAAGTCTTTGGGAGTTAAGATATTTTCTATTCCAACAATTCAACTTGGAGATATAGTAACACTAGACTATAAAGAAAATGGAATAGACATTGCAGCAAATTCATCTAACAGATTTGTTGTCTATAATATTGATTTTTCAAGAAGTTCTAGTGGTCCAGAAATGCAATTATATTTGAGTGAGGTGATCTAATGGCAGACACAAACATGCCAGCAACAGCAGCAATTCCAAAACCAGCCAAGACAAGCACATCTAGTTCTGTAAAAATTGCAACCCCTGATTTACTTATATTTGGCGAGCAGGTTGTTTCTATTGAAATAATGACAGACCTTATCTTTGAAGATATAGGTGGGTTTGAACTTGCAACAATATCAAGACACGATTTGGTCAATGGTCAGACAGTCATATATGAACCAATCAAAAATTTAACAGATCTTTACCTACAATATAACCCAAACAACGTTTTAAGGCTTCAGTCTGCCGATTCATTCTTTAGTTCTTTGGCTATAACACTTGCCAACTATCTTCCAAAATATGGCAACGGATATGATTTGATCGGAACTAATCCAGACTTAACAAAAAGAGTAAAGGTCTATAATGGAAAGTCTATATACATCGACCCAATAAGTGGAGACCTTGTGATTAATCTAATAAACGTAAAGGAAAATGAGCAGGTAGAGGTTGAAATATTAACTGCTGGAGGGACTTATGATGATACAATATACTAGGGGAGAAATTAATGATAACTAATTCAGGTAAAAACATCTTGGCAAAGTACCTTGTTGGGCAGACCACATCCTATGCATCTCATATTGCCATAGGCTGCGGAACAAAGCCAGTTGTCTCTGATCATACATTTAGTACTGCCGAGTTACTCGATATGAAAAATAAAAAGTCTTTAGAATTTGAAATGATTCGTATGCCTATTATTTCTAGAGGCTTTGTTGACGAGGACGGACAATCAAAAGTTGTCCTAACCGCAGAACTTCCAACCCAAGAAAGATATGAGATTACTGAGGTAGGTATATTTTCTGCAGCATCAAATCCAGCAGCAGGAGCATTTGATAGCAGAGTAGTTTATTCTTTTTCAGATACAGACAACTGGAGATACAGTATTGATGGACAATCTCCTGTTAATATTGTACCAAAGTATGAGCCATTGGATGGAAATTCTGCAAATGGAGTTATAAATGTCGTTGATGAAAACCTACAACCACTAAAGGTTTTTGCAACAAATGCAGACAACAGAATATTTACAGACGAAGACAGAGTTGGGTTAAATGAAAGATGTAGATTTTTAAATAACATTATTGCAATGAGAGGCGACACATCAGACATTGAATATAATTTACAAGGAAGCATGGTTGGCGCAACTGGGTCAGACAGTATTGTTTTAGATCCAACAACTATTGATTTTACCAAAAATAGCCCGTTAGATGAACTTAAACTTGCATTTTCTGTTGTTAATAAAACCCCTGGAACAGAACAAGTTCCTGCAATTGTTCCAGACAATGTTAAAATACTGCTACAGTTTTCTCATAACCTA